AATGTAAATATCAAGGGAGTTGAATATTGATACAGAATTTACAAGCACTCAAGCAGAAGCAATAGAATATCTATTTGATAAAACTACTACTGAAGTATTATTTGGTGGAGCAGCAGGTGGTGGTAAATCTTGGGTGGGCTGTAGTTGGTTGATTCTTATGTGTTTAAAATATCCAAAGACTAGGTACTTAATGGGCAGGTCAAAATTAGATAGTTTGAAAAAGACAACTCTGAATACTTTTTTAGAAGTATGTGACGCGTGGGGTTTGAAAGCTAATAAACATTACAATTTTAATGGAGGATCTAACATCATTAAGTTCTATAATAAGTCAGAGATAATGCTAAAGGATTTATTCTTGTACCCAAGTGATAGGAACTTTGACAACTTAGGTTCATTAGAAATAACAGGAGCTTTTATAGATGAAGCAAATCAGATAACAGAGAAAGCCAAAAATATTGTAGCTTCAAGAATGAGATACAAGTTAGATGACTATGGATTAATTCCAAAGATGTTAATGACCTGTAATCCTGCTAAGAATTGGGTGTATACTCAATACTACAGACCATCAAAAGAAGGTAAACAAAAACCATATAGAAAGTTTATTCAAAGCCTTGTAGATGATAATGAATACATTTCTAAGTATTACAAGACTCAGTTAGAAACATTAGATGAACTCAGTAAACAAAGACTCCTATTTGGGAATTGGGAATATGATGCAAGTAAAGATAATTTAATTGAATATGATGCTATAATAAATATGTTTACTCAAAAAGGAATAGAAGGTCAAAAGTTTATCAGTTGTGATGTAGCACGTTTTGGAAGTGATAGAACAGTTATAATGTATTGGGAGGGGTTACATATTAAAAAGATAAGAACGTTGCTTAAATCGGCTGTAAATGACGTTGTAGACGAAGTAAGGCAATTACAACAGACTAACGGTGTACCATTACGCCATATCATTATAGACGAAGATGGGGTTGGGGGTGGAGCTAAAGACTTTCTCAGGTGTCAAGGATTTACTAACAATGCAAGACCATTAAAAAAAGAGAATTATCAGAACCTAAAGACTCAGTGCTATTACAAGTTAGCTGAATTAATTAACAAAGCTCAGATAGGAATAACTTGCCCTGATATAAATGTAAAAAATCATATCATTGAAGAGTGTGAGCAAGTAAGAATGAAAGACGCAGACAAAGACACTAAGCTACAAATAGTTCCTAAAGAAATAGTCAAAGACATAATAGGTAGATCTCCTGACTATTCAGATGCTTTAGCTATGAGAATGTTTTATGAAATAGATAATAACTTTGGAAAGTATTTTGTACAGTAAAAAGGGGCTGCCTTAAAGACAACCCCCAATCCAACAGAATATGAAACGAAAGAAAACGTGGCAAATATACAAACTTTAAACTAAAAACAAACTTTTTCTATTATATTATGATGAAAGTCAAAATCAAGAAGGAAGGCAAGACAAAGGAGTTCAAGCTCATAAATAGTTGGTCAGATGTAACGCTTGAAAGATGGTTAAAATTAATTGAGTTTCAGTCAGGAAGTAAGACGAAGGAAGCAGAAGAAACAATAGCTGCTATGTCAGATATACCTAAGCAATTAATCAATCAGCTTAGCTTAAAAGATGTAGCTGTTATTATGGAAAAAGTAGCAGAGTTACAGGCAAGACAAGATAGTTCTTTAAAAAGGATAATTGAAATAGATGGGGTTGAGTATGGTTTTCACCCAAATTTAGATGAGATTACATTAGGTGAGTATGCAGATTTGGAAACTTTTATAAAAATAGGAATAGAAGAACACCTGCCTGAAGTGATGGCAGTTCTGTATAGACCAATTTTAGAAAAAGAAAATGAAGTCTATTCTATTCAAGCCTATGGGGGTGATTTAACTATCCGAGCCGAAAAGATGAAGAAGATGTCAGCAGAGCAAGTGCAAAGTGCATTGGTTTTTTTTTACAATTTCGTGAACGAATTATCGGAGACTTCGCAATCATATTTGACAATGAAGCTGAAGGAAATGAAGACTCAATCGTCAGCGAAAGTATAAGTGAGAAATGGGGTTGGTTTGGAGTAATGCACAGACTCTGTAATGAAGACATAAGTAAATTAGAAAGTATAACGAGCTTAGGACTTTTGGAGTGCTTAACTTGGCTCAGTTATGAAACAGACTTAAATGAAAGTCAAAAAACAAAATTAAATGGTAAGCAATAAAACTTATAATAATGTAGTCAATACTCTGTTAAGGATTTGTGAAAAACACGAGCAAATCTCTACAACTTCAGTAGGTGATATTTGGGATATAGACTTGGAAAAAAATACCAAGTTTCCTTTACTACATCTCAACCCAACTTCAGTAACTACAGGTGATTCTACTTTGACGTACAACTTTCAGATATTCATTATGGATATGGTAACTGAAAAGGCTGATTGGACAACAAATAGAGATAAAATAATGTCACCAAAAAATACATTTACAAAACTGTATAAGACTTTAAGTAATGAACAAGATGTATTTAATGAAACTTTACAAATCTGTACTGACTTTATTGGAATGCTTAGACATTCAGCACAACAATCATTAATAGATGTAGATGATATTAATGCACCCCTCTACTTTACAGATGACCAATTTTCAATAGAGCCATTTCAAGAAAGGTTTGACAATCTTTGTTGTGGGTGGGTATTTAATATGGGAGTCTTAGTGCAAAATGACTTTCAAGCTTGTACTATTCCTATGAAAACAGGTACAGGAACAGGTTCAGGATATTAATGAAATTTAAAATAGGAAAATATAGAATAGAAATCGGATTTTTTAAAATAACAATAAAATTATAATATGGCAGACTTAGTAACAACAATAACAGACCAAGTAGCTTTAAATGGATCAACAAGAGGTTCAAGTAATGCGGTAACAACGACAGATATAAATGATGTCTTTGAAAGAATAGTAACTTGTGCACATTCACAAGAAACAACAGTAGCAGTATTTGCTACAACCCCTCATACTGAAGCAGGGGCAATTGATGTAGATAGAACGAAGTACATACGTGTCACGAATCTTGATGCAAATGCTGAGATAGAATTAGCAGTAGTTACAACGAATACAAATTATCAAGTAACAATTAGAGCAGGTGGCTCTCACGTTTTATTCCAAGCTGCAGCTATTGCTTTAGCTGAAGCTGATGAAGCACCTTCATTTGGAACAATGGAAGATATACAATGGTTGATAGTTAAGCCTGTAGGATCTTCTTACAATCCAAGAGTAGAAATATTTGTAGGGCTTGAATAATGAAAACACCTAGTCTTGAAAAATATCTACAGGATTTTGGTGATAAGGTTGTAGATGAAGCTAAAAAAAGTCTAAAAAACCAAAAAGGTGATACTGCTTTAGGCAAGTCAATTAGAGTGAAAGTAGTGCCAACAGCTACAGGCTTTGATACTATGTTCTATATGAATGATTATGGAACTTATTTAGATGAAGGAGTTTCAGGAACTAAAGTGAGTCACTCATTTACAGATGCTAAAGGTAAGACTAGAAAAAGCTCATACAGTTACACCACTAAAGGTCCACCTATTGACATACTTTCTAAGTGGGTGAAAAAGAAAGGAATCAAAGGACACGGAATGAAGAAAGGCAGAGATAAAAATACAGGACGATATATTACAGGACTAGCTATTTACATAAGTAAAAAGATTAAAACTAGGGGGATTAAAAGCCTGAGCTTTTTTCAAAAACCTTTAGGAGTAGAATACATAAAACTAAAAGAACAAATATTAGATGTATTGAAACTAGACATACAAAATTACATAACAACTTACACTAAATAAGATGGCACAACATACTACAGTTACAAGACAAACTATTCCTTTTCCATATACAGCTTTAGGGCAAGAACTAATTATTGCAGCATCATGTCAACTTGCTGTTGCAGTCGAGCAAAATGTAAAGTTTGTATGTAAACTTTGGATTGACGGAGAGCCGATTGGTGAATTTAAAACTACACCAAATAATGCAGGTATGGGAATATTTGATATTAGTACACTTTTTAATAACTATGTCAAAGCAGATAATCTATCAAAAGGTAAACACGCAAGTTTCAAAAATAAATATGCCACAGATGTTTTTCCTATTCATTTAATTGACAAATATTGTCTTAATACAAACTCAGTAGTTGCTTGTACTGCTCATTTTTATACAGAGCATTCAGATAACAGTGGCGCAATAGTACAAACTGCTCTTGTACTTGGAGCTGATTTTACAGGATTTAATGGTTATGCTAAAAATAGTGATGTGTTATATCAATCTGACGGATATACAGTTGAGGTGTTTGGGTTTGGAATAGATACAGAAGATTTTATCCTTCGACCTTCCTATGTTGGTAACTTTCTAACCAATGCACCGAATACTCAATGGTGTACAAATAAGGACTATATGACTATGGCATTTTTTCCTAAAGGTTTATCATATGAAGGTGGATATAATAACGTAGTAAATCATATGACTATTACAATGTATGATGACTATGATGGCAATGGTTCTTCTTTAGGTACTGATTTTTTATTAAGAACGTATCTTAATGGAGCTTATGATGGAAATTCAAGTGTAAGTTATTCGCCAAATACAAATCCTGTAACAGAAGCAAATCACGAAAGAATGTTATTTGTTGGAGTAGGACCACGTCAGCTTAGGGTTTGGTGGGACACTTTCAATACAGAATTAGTCGCAGGAAAGGTTAAATCATATGTCATAACATTACAAGATGCTGCCAATACAGTTTTGACAAATGCAAGGACAATAAATATATTATGTCCAAATTTAAAAGGCTACGAACCTATCAGACTCACGTGGCTAAATCAATGGGGTGCGTGGGATTACTTTACTTTTAATCAAAAGTCAGTTAAGAAAATAGCTACTAAAGGAACTACATATGAACAACTAAGAGGTACTTGGAATAGCGGTTACTATATGCCTAATGGATACAAAGGTGGTAAAAAGACTTTCAGAGTAAATGCGACAGAAACTATTAAAATGAATACTGACTATTTAACTGAAGAACACTCAGAGTGGTTTGAAGAGCTTATAAATAGCCCTGAAATTTACATATTAAAAGAAGGTTCAGGAGCAAGAACATACTCTATGCCCCCATCAAGCTCTAGACCAAGCGCACTACTTGAAGATTATGTAACTCCTTGTACTTTAAAAACAAAAAGTTTCACTAAGAAAACAGTAGCAAATGATAAACTTATTCAATATACTTTTGAAGTAGAAAAAACAAGGATCTTAAAAACTCAGTCTATCTAATGTCAGTACAACTAACAGTATATCCACAATGGTATGATGGGGTGGTTAATCCACTTGTTTCTGTACCTGTAACAGAAATGCTATCCTATCCTACAAATTTTTCATCAATAGGTACATCAGCTACAACTATTACAACGGCTGTCTTACAACAAGCTCAACAATCTATTCAACAATTTGCTCCAACTATGATACCTAACACTTGGTATGGTACGCAAAACTCTCTTGATGGTGCATTAAATGGAATGAATAACTATCTTCTTTTTTATGATGGATACAATTCTGTTTTTCAACAATTAAGTGGATTGGTAGCAGGAGCTTTATATGATGTAAAAATAACTTGGAATCCGGGTCTAACACCTCAAAGTATTACTGTAAAAATATTTGACAATACTACATTAAGTAGTTCTGTTGTAGCTGTTCCTGTTAGTAATGAAGCTACAGTACAATTTACTGCCCCAAGTCAAAATGATAGTATTTTGTTACTTGATTATGCAAATACAACTAATCCCTGTATTGTAGCATCAGTTTCTGTAAAAGGTGCACCGAATCAACCTGTAAGTACGATTAACAATATAGGTAATGGCTCAGTTATTTGTGACTTATATGAAGATGAAGATATACCTCTGACTTTGAGTGTAGATAACTTTAAGAACGCTGCTGAGAAAGTACAATCTTATTCAAAGGCTTTTAATCTACCTGCTACAAAAAGAAACAATCTGATCTTTGATAATGTATTTGAAATAACAAGATATGTAGATGGAAACTCAATTTTATTTAATCCTTTAAAAAGAACAAAAGCTGTACTCAAACAAGATGGCTTTTTAATATTTGAAGGATATATGAGAATGCTAGATATTACAGAGAAAAATGGAGAAACTAGCTATAATGTAAATCTGTATGCTGAAGTTACAGCGCTATCTGATACTTTAAAAGACAGGACATTTCAAGACTTAGGATTTGCAGAACTTGAACACGATTATAATAGAACACAGATTGAAAAAAGTTGGGGGTGGACAGGTTCAGGAATGACTTGGACAAATTCAGGTACATCAGGTTTTCGTCATAATACTCAGACGATAAAATATCCTTTTGTAGATTGGAATCATCAGATGACTGTATCTAATGGAATACTAGGAACAGCAGGACAAACTGATTTGCAGAATTTAGAACAGGCTTTTCGACCTTGGATAAGCATAAAATATTTAGTTGAAAGGATCTTTGCTGATTCACCTTTTACTTACACGTCAACTTTTTTTGACACCACTTTATTTAAGAAACTTTTTATGGATTTTAATTGGGGTGCTGAAGCGTGGGGTGCAGCTCCTGTTAGATTGAATTTTTGTTACCAAAAAGCTACTTCTGACCAATCGCTTAGTAGCAATAGCGGGTGGGTAACTATTGCATTGCCTACAAATTATGGTGGTGTTACTGATTTATGGGACAATACAAATTACAGGTTTGTGTCAGACGTTCCTAATTTAGAAGTAAGTGGTGAATTTTGGGTATATTGTGATGAATTAGGTGGGATAGTTGGAGGAGGAACAGGGGGTATGCGAATTGCTAAATTTGATAAATATGGAAATTTATTGGAAGAGCTACAAAGAAATGACATAAGCACATTAGGCATATTTACCTTTACAGGTAGTTTTGGTACTACGCTACAAGTAGGTGACTATATAGAGATGCAAATGTTTGGCGACCAAATTATCGGTAATTGGGGTATTGATAATTCTGCTGCAAATTCATATCTGAAGATACTTAATTACAATAATGAATCAACACAAGTCTACACTCTTTTAGATTCTGCAAGAGCAGATATAAATCAATGGGAGTTCTTAAAAGGAATAATGACTATGTTCAATCTTATTGCTATTCCTGATCCTGATGACATTAACAACTTAATTATAGAAACGTATGAACATATATTTGTAAAGACAGGTAGTGGAAGTACTTTAGACAAAAGAGGTATTACTCATAATTGGACAGATAAGGTAGATTACTCAACTATGAAAATAGCACCATTATCAGACTTAAAAGGAAAGACTATTTTTAAATATGTTGAAGATGATGATGATTATGTTTTTAATATTTACAAAAGAGATGTCCAAGGTCATTTATACGGAAGTAAAGTTTTTGATGCTGTATATTCTTACGGATTGACATTATTAACAGGTGAAGACGAAGTAGTAGCAGAACCTTTTGCAGCTACAGTAATAAAACCTTTGATGAGTCAATATGCTGATTTTGTAGTTCCTTCTATCTATGCTATGAGTGAGGACGGAGAAACTGAAGGATTTGCAAATAGTCCAAGAATTATGTATGATAATGGTAAAACATATTTATCAGGTAGTGATTATTATGTACCTGAACAGAATGGAGTTCAAGGAGCTATAAAGACTCAGTATTTACAATTTAGTCACTTAACAGATACACCGAGTGCTGCATATAGTAATGATTTTAATTTTGGGGCTTGTCAATTAATACCACCTTGGGCACCTGTACCAAATAACCTCTTTCAAATGTATTGGATGCCATACTATTCAGAACTTTATGACTCTAATACAAGAGTTGTTACAGTTAAAATTAATCTTAATGCAGGTGACATAAATACTTTTAAATTCAACGACCAAGTAATGATTAAGAATAGAGTATATCGTGTAAATAAAATTGACTACAAACCAAATGACTTTGCAACTGTTGAGCTAATACTTTTAAATTATATATAATGGCTTCTAAATACTATCCACCTGTCACTCCAATATCCCAACCTAATGTAGCTGCAAAGCCATTATCAATCAATAATTTAGGACTTGTAACATTTACAGATAAACTAGGTAATGAACTTACACCAAATGAAAGTCTTTGTAGAGCTTATGGATACACTTTTGATATAGCTACAAATACCTGTAGGGCTTTTCCATACACTTCCAATATTCAGAAAAGCCTAAGAGATGAAGATAATACAGTAAATGGACAAGGCAATATACTAGGTATTGGTGCATCTAATAGTTATGTAATGGGTTCACAAAATACTATTAGTGGAAACTCAAGAAATAATATAGTAGTTGGGAATAACAATTCTATTGCTGAAAATGTAGATAATGCTAACGTCTTTGGTACTTTTGGTGAGGTTACAGCTACAAACTCAATTGTCTTAGGTGGGAACTCAGGAGCTGCAGGAACAAACCCTTTATTAGATGCAGTAACTGATGGCACTTTTCCGATAACTACTTCAGCTTGGACTGTAGGTGCAGATTGGGCTGTTGGCAATTATAAATTAGTAGGTACAAGTAGTTCAGATGTAACTTCACAAACTATTTTTTCTTCTGCTACATCAAGAGATTTAGAAATCACTTTTACTATTAATGAAGATTATGTATCAGGTGAAGTCGCAGTTTATATGAGTGGTGAAACACAGACTTGGTACTCTGCAGCAGGAACTTATACAAGGAATATTACATCATCTGCTCAAGTTTTAAATATAGAAGGCAGAAGCACAAGTAATTTTACAGGATCAATATCTGACGTATCAGTAAGGTATACATCTCATTATGTAGCACCTAAACAATCTATTCACTTAATGTATGGAAGGCAAACTACAGATAATAGTGTAGTTTACAGTTACTTAAATGGCATTACAGATAGCTATTTTGTAGTGCCTACTAATACGCTTATATATTTTCAGTCAGAAACTTTAGCAGTAAGAGTTGGAGGATCTTCAGGCTCAGGATCAGTAGGTGATTACAAGTCTTGGGTTGAAAGAGGGGTGGTAAAAAATGCATCAGGGACATTAAGCATAGAAAGGTCAAGAACATCACCTGCAGGTAAAGGTGTAACTACAGGTTGGAGTCCTGTAAATTCAGTATCAGGCACAAACTTTTTGCAGACTGTAGAAGGAGCAGCCGATATGACACTAGAATGGGCATCTACAATTAGAATGACACAAATTAAAACAGGGGTTACTTTATAATAATGAGTGAAATACTACAATTAATAGAAGGATATGGACTACCATTAGTCTTGTTGTTAGGAGCTTTATATGCTTTATATAGGTTTCTTGTATTTAGTTTATATGAAGTAAAAAACCAATTCTCTCGGTATCACGAAAAGAATGCAGATGATATGAATGAGATAAAAAGAAAAATAGACATTATTTTAGAATTTATAAAAAAATAAGATATGGCAGAAGAACTTGTAATGAACGTAAAAAGTAACATCAAAGGTGTTACCGAAGATACTAAAAACTATGCACTAACAATAGAAAGAGCAGAAGATGCATTAAAAGGATTAAATGTAGTATTAGCCGAACAAAAAGAATCATTATCTAAATTAAAGGATCTTCAAAGGCAGATGCCAAAGTATGAAGACATTGTAACAAAAGAAGGAGTACAACAATTTGAGCAAGTCAATAATGCTTTGATAATGCAACAACAAGCTGTTGCTGAAACAACTAGGCAAATAAATATAGAGAAAGAATCTATAAAAGAATTAACGAAAATTGAAAAAGAAAATACAAAAGCAATTGACGATTCTATCCAATCAACTGAAAAAGCTATTGCTAAGGAATCTGAAGCAACTACAGTTTTAGAAAATAAACAGAAGACAGTAGAGTCAGTGAATACATTAGTAAAGAAACAAGCAGACCAAGTATCAGACTTAGAAAAAGAACTTGTAAGATTACAGAAGCGTGAAGAAGAACTTGGAAAAGGAACTTTTGAACATCATATGTCAGGAGTTGGTAAACAAATTGAAAAAGTAAAGTTGGCAGTTAAGGGTGCAAAACTAGAATTAAAAGACTTAACAAGAGAAGAAAAAGCCGCAGCAGAAGCCGCTAAGAAATTTGCTGCAGAGCAAAAAGCAGCTAACAAAGAGATAAAAGATGGTATCGGAAATTTCTCATTTATGGGAGTTTCTTTAAATGGTATTAAAAAGTCATTTGGACAAATTACTGCTTCAGGAAAAGTAATGTTCAGAAGTATCAAAATGGGGCTTTTAAGTACAGGTATTGGAGCATTTATTTTAGCTTTAGGAAGTGTTATAACTTATGTAACTTCCACCAAAGAAGGTATGGACAAGCTAAATGTTACACTAGCTAAGATAGGTGCAGCCTTTAATGTCGTAAAGGATAGGATAGCAGGTATGGGTAAAATCATAACAGGTATATTCAACAAACCATTAAGTGAAACACTATCTGAAATTAAAGATAATTTTGAAGGTATTACAGATGAAATGATTAAAGAAACTGAGGCTGCAGGTAAGTTAGAAAAAGCAAGTCAGAAGTTAAGAGATGTAGAAAAGGATCAGCTTACTATAAAGGCAGAGATGAAGAGGCAAATAGCTGAAGCTAGGTTAATAGCTACAGATGAAACGAAGTCATTACAAGAAAGGAAAAAAGCCCTGACAGATGCTGTAGAAGTAGAAAAAAATCTATTACAAATAGAAATTGATAATCAGGCAGAACGTGTTAGAATAGCACAAGAAAGAAAGAATATGTCAAATAGTACTGCCGAAGATGAAAGAAAATTACAAGAAGAAAAAGCTAAAATGATAGAGCTAGAAACAAAATCGTTTACTAAGCAAAAAATGTTAGCTAGACAATTAAATGGTATTCAAAGAAAAATATCAGCAGAACAAAAAGCTAGGGAACAAGCAAGACTTGATGGAATAGAAGCAGAAAAAGCTGCACTTCAGGAATTAATGGACTTGGAAGCCGATAGACTTAATAAACAAATAACTGATGTAGCTGAAGCATTAGATGAGTTTTATGCATCTCAAAGAACTGCAAAAGAAAATGAAATACTAGATGCACAAGAAAAATGGGAAAGTCTGATTGCAGGTGAAGAAGAAGGCTCTGCTATGTTGGTAGATTTAAAAGCAGCATACGCTGCCGAACTTGATGCTATTGATAAAAAATATGCAACTGATGACAAAAAGAAAGTAAAAGACGCTACAAGGACATTTCAACAGCTATCAGACCAAGAAGTTAAGTGGGCAGATATGACAGCTAAGGAAAAGATGAATATTGCTCACAGTACAGCAGGAGCTTTAGCTGAAATCTTAGGTGAAGAAACAGCCGCAGGAAAAGCAGCAGCTATTGTTCAAGCCACCATAGATACTTATAAATCAGCACAGGCATCTTATGCTTCTTTGGCAGGGATTCCTGTAGTCGGACCTGTTTTAGGAGGGGTTGCAGCAGCAGCCGCAGTTGCTGCAGGTATTAAAAATGTTCAAGCTATTACTTCAGCAGGTGGTGGTGGTGGAGGTGGTGGTGGAGGGAATATAACAGCACCTGCTACAACTACAGAACAAGTTCCTGCACCTCAAATGATGTCAGGTGAATTTGACTTAACAGGTGGAACAGCTCCTGAACCTATCAAAGCTTTTGTAGTAACAGACGAAATGACTAACAGCCAAAACCAATTAGCTAACATAAGACGTAGAGCTACAATCTAACAAATCAAATAATTAATAACAAAATCTATTATATACTATGCCTTGTACAAAATGCAAAGAAGGAAAATATAAATGGGGTGAAACAGGAGAATGTGAATACGATACTTTAGAAGAGTGTCAAAAAGCAAATCCTGACCACCATTATGAAGAAATGAAAACTACCTCAATAGTTGAACTTGTAATTGATAACGATTCACAAGAACTTGCTATTGACGCAATTAGTTTAGTTTCAGCACCTGCCATTGAGCAGGACTTTGTTTACTTTAATAAGTCTAAGAATAACTTGACTTTTGCTAAAGTAGATGAGGACAAAAGAATTGTAGTCAGTCCTGCTTTAATCCCAAATAAGCAGATTTTCAGATATGATGCAAATACTGACTCAGAATATTATGTATATTTTTCAAAAGAAACTGTCCGAAAGGCTTCAGAACTTTACTTGAAACATAATAACCACCATAAAGCTACCTATGAACACCAAGATAGAGTATCAGGAGTTTTAACTGTTGAGTCTTGGATAAAAGAAGGTGATATGGATAAGTCTAAATTGTACGGATTTGATTTACCAAATGGAACTTGGTTTGTTAAAATGAGAATTGAGAATGATGACTTATGGGCAAAGATAAAAGATGGCTCTTTGAGAGGATTGAGCATTGAAGGTTACTTTACAGATAAGATGGAAAAGATGTCTGAAAAAGCACCAACTAATGAAGAGATCCTAAAAGCATTAAATGAAATAATTACAAAATCAAATAATTAACTAAATTTTCTATTATATAAAAAAAGAACACTATGGATTTAAAAGAACAAATATTAGTAGCTCTTGGTCTTAGCAAAGACGAAGAAGTGAAATTGGCTTGGCAAGCGAAGTCAGACGATGGCACAATTTTCGTATCTACTGCTGAAGAATTAGAAGCAGGAGTGGATATATCTGTTTTAACGGAAGATGGCACTACAATCTTGCTACCTGTAGGAACATACAAAACGGACACAGGCGTATCATTTCGTGTAGAAGAAGAAGGTATTGTAGCTGAAGTTATTGAGTCTGAAACGGAAGAAAAAGAAGAAGCACCTGAAGAAAAAGAAGAACTCGGTGAAGACAGAGGTGAAGATGATGACGAAGCATCAGTTGATGATTGGGAGGGTATGGAAAAAAGAATCAAAAACTTGGAAGATGCTGTATCAGATATTAAGAAAGAAATTGGTGAAAAAGGTGATGTTGAAGAAATGGCAGAAGAAACTGAAGAGCCATCTACAAATCCTAAAACTATAAAGACCACAGAAGTAAAAGAATTTTCAGCCGAAGAAGTGGAAGCAATAAAAGCTGAAAACGAAAAACTTAAAACGGAACTTGCAGAACAACCTGCTGAAGCTCCTATAAATACAAATAAATTTAGTTCTGAAAAAGTTAGTTTGTCAAAAGCAGATTATAAAAAACTAACAAAAAGAGAACAATTCATATATAACTTAAATAAATAAAATAAAATGGCATTAACAACAACTAGTAATTATGCAGGAAAAGCTGCAGGATTTTACATCTCTGCGGCATTAAGACAAGCAACTTCTATGGAGTTCTTGACTATGATAGAAAATATCAAATATAAGAGTAACATTCAGAAAATGAATGCTACAGGAATGGTAGTAGATGCAACTTGTAATTTCACAACTGCAGGTACTTTAGCATTAACAGAAAATGTATTAACACCTAAAAATCTACAAATCAATACTGACTTATGTAAGGCAGATTTATTGGATTCTTGGGAGGCATTACAAATGAGAGCAGGAGCAGGAGCACCACCACCTGCATCTTTTGATGACTATGTAATTTCTTACTTAGGTGAAATTATAGCTGACTCAACAGAAAATAATATTTGGAATGGCGATGTAGGTGACGCAGGAGAATGGACAGGATTTGTAACGCCTGCAGCAGCAGTAGGGATTTTAGTTGCAGATGCTACAGTAAATGATGTAGCTAATGTAGGTGGAGCAGGAACAGCGTATACAGCAGGTAACATTATTACAAACTTACAAAACTGTACAGCAGATATTCCAACTAATGTATATACAAAAGAAGATCTTTACATTTATATGAGTCCAAAGTCTTACAGATTATACATTTCAGCTATCTCAACTTTAGGATATGTAAATGCTTATTCTATGAATGGAGATTATGATGCAGTATTTGAAGGAATCAAGTTGGCAGTTTGTACAGGAATGTCAGATGACGTTTTAGTAGCAGCAGAAAAATCTAACTTATTCTTTGGAACTGACTTGTTAAGCGACCAAACTAGAATAAGCTTGATGGATATGGCTGCTTTAGATGGATCAGACAATATGAGAGTGGTAGCTAGATACTCAGGAGGTTGCCAAGTAGGTATTGGAGCTGACGTAGTTCTTGTATCATAAATAAAATAAATAAAAGGGGGTGAAAGCCCCCTTTAACTCTAAAACAATTAAAATATGGCATGCGCAGCATTAACAAAAGGTAGGGGCTTAGATTGTAACAGGTCAAGTGGCGGAGTGAGATATTTATATTTTTCTGTTTACGACCAAATAACTTCATATGATTATTCTAGTGCAACAGGCACAAGTGAGCAAATGATTGATACTATTAACTTTGGTGGAAATGACATTTACAGATATACCGTTCCTCGTGGTAGTACAACGATTGACGAAGCTGTAACAGGCTCAACTGAAAATGGGACTATTTTTTACACTC